CGAGCGGAGAGTAATCAGGCGGGCGGATTTATTTTGGGCAAGTCAGTTGGCGGGCTCGATGACTTCATCACCGTCGCTCTCCCCGGTTTCGATGGCAATGATCTCGCGGGCGCGGTCTTCGCTCACACCCAGGACTTCCATGGTGATTTCGAGCGTTTCCTGTTCGGTCTTTCCTTCGATCATTTTCGCCATCCAAGCTTGAGCATTAGCCGGTCAATCGCACCGGCAATTGGGGCGAAGTCATCATCGTCCCACTGCGATGGATAGTACACCTGGCCAAGACGCTGCCGCAATTGTTTTAACTGGCTCTGCATCTCGACGTCGGCACTGCGATGCGCGATGTATTGGGCGTACGCCCGCGCCCAGACTTCTTTCGTGTCGGTCAGGTAGCGCAGGTACTTCCCGTCCACCGGGTATTCGATTTCCTCGCCGCCGCCGAGCCTGACTGCCACTTTGCGCAACTTGATCAGGCGTTCGATCTCCTGAATGGCTCTGCTCTGCTTCGCAGCCTCCCGGAATTCGGCAAAATCATCCGCTGCAACGGACGCATGCTTCCCCTTTCCGGCGCCCTGGTGGTCGAGGAAATGGCCGATTTCATGTGCCAACGTCATCTCCGGATGCGCTGCCGCGCCCGGGCGAACCGTGATCTTCACCGGTTTATTCGATGGAGCCCCGTAATAATGGTACCCGCCGAATCGCCGCACAGAGGTTTCGCGCTCTACGGGGATCTCTGGCAACTCACCATCACCGTGAACCCGGGCGATGGCAGCCAGCGCATTCCGACCGGCATTCGCCACAGGGCCTTTGCTCGGCAGTTTCAGGCCGCGATCAATGGGAATGCCGGCGGGTTTCGGTTCTACTGGTTCGGGCGGCTCGGGTGGCTCGACAACTGGCCGTTGGTTGTCCGGAAACTTCCCTTCCCCGGCGAGCGCCCGTTTCAAGCTGAGTTGGTGATAGGAGGTGCCCCACTTTTCGGAATCTGTGCGGCCAACGAAGCCTTGGAGCGAAACCTTGCCCTCATTGAAGGCTTCCAGCTCATCATCGGTCATTGATTGGCGCTTGACCGAATCCGGCTGCTTGGCGAACCACTGCGCGGCGGTTTCGCGCTGGCGGGGCGGCTGGCCTTTAATGCGCGGAATTTGAACACACCTACAATTTGGATGCGCTGGCATTGGCTTATCCAGCGGAAAGAACGTGCCGTCAAGACTGATACAAGCCAGACAAGTGCGTCCGGCTTGTTTAGCGCTCACCCACTCCCAGCCGCTGATCAAATCTTCGTTTGCCTGGTAGTTCCTTAAAGACGCGCTTCTGTAAGCTCGGAGCGTTTCACTTCTCGCGATCTGCATTGCCTTCGCCCGGCTCAATTCCTCCACGTCGCGCAATCGCCGCGCAACCTTGGCCAACCCTTCACCCGCGACCAGCCCAGCAATCAACTCCTGCTCGATCTTGGCCGCGCCTGCCGCGCCGTAGCGATTCAGGACCGTGCGCAATGGCGAACCGTCGCCCAGGTGACCAACCAGTGATTCAACAGCACCCTTCGGCACACGATTAAAGCTGGCGCTGATTCCCGCCTCTTGCGCGCCGGTTTCCATCAGGGTCGCCGAATCGCGCAACCCTCGCTCGATCTCGATCTGCTGCTGGTCGGAGATGAGGCCGTCGCCGTACTTGGCCAGCGCCAGTATTTCGCGGCCCGCCTGGTCAATCAATTCGCGGAAACGGGCCTGCCGGTACAGCCAAGCCTCGGTGATTTCTTCGCCGCGCGCGCGGGCGGCTTCGATTTGTTTGGTGAGTTGGGAGAGCGAGACGTTTAGACGTTCAAACGCCACGCCATATACGGAGATGAGACGCGCGGCAGCGGTGCGATCGCGCTGTAAGAGTGCTGCGCGGAAAGCCTGACTGATTTCGTAAACGGAAGCCACGCCCGCAGTGTGCGGACGGCGGCGGAATTATTTTTGAGAATTGTTGATTTCCCTGTTGACTCACTACGGAATATCCGTATAATCCAAAACATCAAGGCGGCAATAACGCAGCCGACGAAAAAGAAACTTTCACTTTAGGAGATTACGAAAATGTACAAAGCAACTTACCAAATCAACGGAAACAACGACGAAGCCGAACGCAATTCAGTGGACGCCCTGAATAACCAGAGCGAGTACGACGTGGAACTGAATGAGGTGATTGAAAACTGCAAAAACCTGACCGTGGATGCTGACCTGTTCGACGCGGCAGGCTTCACAAAAGGCACTGTCCACCGCGACGGCAGCTACAGCCTGAACTAATCGCCCACTTCCCGCCCGGCGGGCTAACACTCGCCGGGCAAGCATCAACCGTAGAAAACAGGAGATAAAACAATGATTCCAACATGGGCAAGATCGAAACTGGCGGCGGGAAGGCATCTCGCCGAATCAACGGAAGTACTGCTAGCTTCTGTTAGTCTGCCGGAAGCCAACCAAATCTGGTGGCAGGCAGAAGCAAAGGCGCGAGAAAACGTGCGCCTTTGCAATAAGGCGCACGTTTTTGAGGCTGATGTGCGGTATCAGCAGGCCATCGAGATTGATTCCCTGCTGGCGCATGGCCATGAAAGCGCCCGCCGATGCTGACACACTGGCGGGCGCTTCTCTTTCACTTGATAAGACTCATGAGTCATACCGAACCGATCAATCTCGCACAATGGCGCGAATCTCACGGCCTCACGCAAGCCGCGCTCGCCGAACTGCTCCCCGTTCCTCTGCGCACACTTCAGGAGTGGGAAGCCAATCGCGGCAAAGGTAAGCCCGCGCCATATCTGTGGCGGGCGCTCAGGGACTTGGAACGGGAGCTAAAGAAGAGAAAGAAATGAAAAAACCTTCTGGCAAATACAAGGCAAAGACCAGCAAGAAAGATAAGCACCGGCTTTCGATGATCCGCCGCCTAATTGAACTACCCCTTTTATTGCAGCAGCGGGAATGCTCTCACCAATTCCTGATCGGGCTATACGACTGCAACAGTGTCACGATCCGGCGGGACATTCGGGCACTTTCCGACTACTGGCCGATTGACAGGATCCAGCGCGGGCGCGAGGTGGTATACAGGATCGCGCCGGACGCCAAGCCGGTGCTGAAAAAGCTGAACGTAAAACAAAAAGCCGGGCGCTAACCCGGCTTTCATTTTCTCCCGCCCGTGCTACTGCGGGAATCCGCCCCGGTCAAAGCCCTGGCCGAACGCCGCGCCGATGGCCTGCTGCCGGGCCGATTCCGCCGCGCCTTCGGCTTCCAGCCGTTTCAACTCTTCCTGCTCGCTGTAGCTTTCCGGCAACGCGCCGCGTTCTTTCAGGATTTCGCGCACGGTCTGTTTGCTCAGCACGGTTCCGGCCAGTTCGCCGTATGCCCGGATTTCCTGCTCAGTGAAGGTCAGGTCATCACCATTCACGCCAAGACTGACCGAACCGCCGGAAGGCAAGCCCAGATACTGCGCCCAGAAACCAAGCGCCGCTTCCAAGCAGTCGTGCAGGGATTGGGCAGCGGTCGCCAGTTCCGACAACTCGCGCACTTGGTCTCCGCGCTCTTCCGTGGCGGTCTTCTGTGCCGTCTTTTGCTTCAGCATCGAAAGACCGAGCACGGCCATATGCTCTTCGAGGTCTTTCAGATCGTTGCGAGCGGCTTCGAGTGCTGCGCCGGTTGTCTCAGCAAACGCCACAGCGCCGGTATCAGACACGTCAAAGAACGTGTACGGGCCGATGGACTCCACCTTTTTCGATTTATCTCTGCCCTTGAACCACAGCAGCGGGCGGCTGGCGATGTGCAGATACGTGCGGTAATCGCTGCCTTCGGAATAGTGCAGCAGGTTGATAATGGCCAAATCCAGCAACGCCGGACGGCTGACCAGCGGCTTGATTTTCTTCGTGTAGCAGATCGAAACCGGGATCTGATTCAGACTGGTCGCTCCTTCAGATTCGAGAATTACGGAGTCTTTGCCCTGTTCGTCTTTCACCTTCCGGTACAGTTGCCAACTGCCGGGCCTCAGCACGCGATACCGCTTCACCTCAACTTCGCCGTACTCGCCGTCCGGCTCCATCGAACATTCTTCAAACGTGATCTGCTGAAGCCGTCCGCGCGCATCCAGGCGCCAGTTGACGGCCTGATCCTTGCGATACTTCACGAAATACGATCGGCGCTGGCTGGCGCGTTCATCGGCGAGGGTCGCACCCGCGGGCAATGCCGGTGGCATATCCACGTACAGGAAAGCATGGCCTTCGAAAGCATCGGTGAACAACTCTTTGGCGAACACCGTCCAATGTGTGCCCGCCAGGTCGCAGTTCTCAAGCTGGCCTTCAATCTCCGCTTGGCCTTCAGTAGCTTCGGTTCCGGCCATCACGTCCGGCACGTCCTCGCTCAACTCCGGCTCGTTTTTGAACACCATGCCGACCAGTCCGTGAACTGCTCTTTCATAAGCGTTGAACAGAACCGCGCGGCTGCGCCGGATCGCGTAAGCGTCTGGCTGCTCTTTCGGTTCCGGCGGCAAATACGTGCTGGCCTGCTGGCAATAGCGCAAATGGCGCGTTCCGCCGCTGATGTCGCGCACAATCTGAAGATCGGGCAACTGCTCGGCAGCAGCAGTGCAAACGTAATCCGGTTGGTTTTTCTTATCGTCGGCCACGGCGGGAGTGTCTGCGAAGGAAGGGATTTATTTTGCGGAGAAGAAAAATCGGGCGACCGTCAGAAGCAACCCACCCATTGAAGCTTCCGGCGAATCGCCCGTATCAGGAGGTTCCGTGTGAATGAACAGCTAAAGAATACCAGCGCGCCGGGTTTTATTTAGCGCAACCATTCGTCTTGCTCGAACTCGCCGCGCTTGTTGATCCACGCCGCCATCACAACCGCATCCGCGCAATCCGGCGACCGCCCCAGCCGTTCAATGATGTCGGGCTTGCTCTCGATCGTCAGACCAGAAATCGAGAGCGACCACTTCGGCGCGCAGAGGTCAGACAACAGTTCCGGATCAGGCGGCAGCGCGATATTGTCACCATTCGCCGGGTCTAAGGCCTCACGGAATCGCCACCACATTTCAGCGCGTAGGTTCCGAAACTTCAGTTTTCCCGACTTGTCCTTCTGGCCGGAACCTTCGGACGCGACCACGGGAAACACGTCAATCCCGTTTGTCTTCAAAATGTCGAATGGCGAGGTTCCCACGCCTATGGCGTCAATTTGCACCTTCGCCCCGGCTTCGTAGTTGGCCAGCACGAGGGCTGCGACGGTCGGCCCGTCCGGTGTCGAGATGCCCGGCACTTTCAGGAGCGGCGCGAACCAGTGACCGTAGCGCTTCGCAATGACGGTCTTATCCTTGCCGCCGCGCGCCACGTCCACGCCGAGAGCCGCACAGGGCATCCCTTCCGGCTTGGGCGCTTTCTTCCAGCGTTCCTGTGCCAGTCGTACCCAATCGCCTGGGATGACTTGCCAGGGATCAGTCACCCGTGCCGCACCAAAATTCCCGCGCAGGAGCGAACGCAGGGGTTCCGGCATTGCGTCAATCGTGGCACCGTAGCCGGTCGCGGCCAGAATCGGGTTGTCTTTCAGGCTGGCGTGAAAGAATGTCCGCGACTTCGGGATAATCGTTTCGCCTTTGTGCTCAAATGGTTCGGCTTGCGTTTCGATCTCCTGCCCGTCCACCATCGCGAACCAGCGCAACTCGCCATCCTTCGCCGGATTCGGGTGATTCGGATCGAGCCAGGGGCCGTAAAAACGAGTCACCCAATCGCCCGCATCATCCATCGGCGGATTGAAGGTCATCACGACGCGGCATTTCTGGCCGGGAATAGTGGTTCGATTCCAGCCAATCAGGAAGCGCACAAGCGACTCCGGAAACTCGGTGACTTCATCGAAGCCGAAGAAATCGCGGGCCTGCCCTTGGTGTTTCTTGCGGTCTTTGTCGTGCTGCACCGCGCCGAATTCAACGGTGCGGTGCGAGCCGAGTCGCCAGATGTGCAGGCTTTCATTGTAGGAGTTGGCATCAGAGACTTCAGGGTCACCAAAGATTTCTCGTGACCGTTCGATCACGCCACGTAAAGACGGAAAGACGCGCCGGAACACAACAGAGCGCCGGTGCTTGGTTCCGGCGAAGCCGAGCAGTAAATCCGTTTTACCGCCGCCCGCCGCGCCGCCATAGCCAATCACATCGGCTTCGCTGTCATAGGCCATCAATTGCGGGCCAGGCTGAGGCGTCCAGACGGTTTCCAGGCGGACGTTCGCATTCTTGGCGCGTCGAATGCCCTTAACCGCCGCTTCGCCCGGCGTCCAGTTTGATGGAATTCCAGCGCCGTTCGACGGATTCAAGGAGCTTCTCAGATTGATCTTGAGAGATGCCTGTCTCATGGATTGCTGCAACCAAATCCGCGCCCATCTGTTCAGAGATGCGGTTCAACGTTCCCATTGTGATTGTGCCATCGGCCTTCATCTTGTGGATACGTTCGACCATCTTGCCCACGCGATCAACGAGCGCCGTCAACGCACTGAAGTCTGGCAACTGCCGAGGCTTCGGTGGACCATCGCCGGTGTGAAAGGATTCGTGCCAGGCCAGGAGCGCGCCGTCAGGTCCATAGATCGCTTCCCAGCGGTCAACAAAGTCTTCGACAAATGCCCGGAGCAGAGCGACTTCTGGCGCAAGATTCAGCGGGTCCGGATCAGACTCAAACTTTTCAACACGCTCTCGAAAGTCGGCGCGCTGAATCTGCGAGTATCGCCCGTGCTTGATAGGAGTCGCGCCGCCGTGGAGATAGCACTTCCCTTGCCCTGG